TTAGAAATCACAAATCCAAAAGCGCGCACAGCAAAAGTCGTGTCTGCCACGCAACAGCCTATGTCTACAGCTCAAGTAACCTCCGCATTTTTTCAACCCCCAGCGGCGGCCCCCCAACCAAGTGTGACTGCAACGACAAACAAAGACGTTTCTATTATTCGTCAAACATGTATTAAGTGTGCGAGTGAATATTTTGCCAATAGGCAAAGCGTTGTTGAAGATGTCATTGATTACGCAAAGCGATTGGAACATTATGTCTTAAGCGGGGAGTGATATGTGGACTAATAAATCTTTACCGAGCCACATTACTGCCGTAAATACCTCCCAAATGACAAGAAAACAATGGGAGGAGTTTCGTAAATCGCTAAACACTTTAGGAGGCTCTGATGTGGGAACTTGCATTGGTCTTAACCGATGGAAGTCAAACATAGAATTGTTCTACGAAAAGCTTGGACTCTATAACAAGGGTGACTTTGACAGTGTTCCCATGATGATGGGAAGAGAGTTAGAATCAAACATCCGTAGTTTGTTCAAATACTATAACGTAGAAAATCCTAAAGAGTTCCTTGATAATTATAGAAACAAGAAGGAGATAAATATTGTTCGGCAACGACACGCCACTTTCTTCAACGAAAACATTCCGGAGGTTCATGCAAACATTGATGGCATTGTTAGACTGCAGGGAAGAGAAGATTACGGCGTACTGGAGATTAAATACCAGTCGGGCCAGGCAGTTAGACTTTGGGAAAACGGTATAAACCCCAGTTACCTGGTTCAGTTGACTGCCTACATGCAGTTGCTTGAGCTTAATTACGGTGTTCTATGTATAATAGTAGACTCTAATCAATGGAATGTTCATGTCATTGAGCGCAATGATGATTTTTGGAATAAGATTTATCCCCAAATACAAGAGTTTCATGAGCGTATTGTAGAGGCTAAAGAAGGTCTTTCGTATTTAGACACCGATGATGAGAAGATAAACGAGGCGTACATATACGAGCCTGAAACACTTTTCAAAGAACAAAGCAAACCATACGAATCATTTCTATCCGACTATGCAAAACGCAGAGAAAAAGAGATGGTTATAGAGGGTGATGAAATAATGTATCAAATGGCGTTAGAGGTTGAAAGACTTAACGACATTGCCAAAGAGTCTGAAAGTGAAGCGAGAGACGCTAAAAACAGGCTTAAAAAGGCTATTTTGAATATGGGTGCAAGTGTCATTAACTTTGGAGACAAAGGTTCAGTTACTTATCGGACTCAGTTGAGACTAAATTTAAAGACATGAAAGATGTAAAGTTCACTGCGGAAGGAATATATGTTGGAAAGGTTAATGAGACCGATGTGAACAAGGGCGATGGAAACATGGTCAACCTTGTTGACTTTATCATCAATAACCAAATAGCAGATTCAAAGGGGACTATTAAAGAGCAACCATTGAAGATTACTGCATACAACAAAAACGCAGTCCTTCTTGACGCGGTTAGAGTTGGAGACAAAATAGTCGTTAGTGGATATATACGAGGCAAATACAACGTCAGTAAAGACGAGTATTGGACTAACCTTGTAATGAGAACCATTCGGCTAGTGTAAAAAAATAGGGGGCTATGCCCCCTACTCTCTACCCTAATCCTTCAATACATTGCACTGAACTGAAGCACAATTCAAAGTTATAACATTTTTAAAGATTGGCAAATTTTTATGGAACAAATTCGGAAAATTTCTAATGATAGAACTTTAAGCCTGCGAGCAAAGGGCTTGGCGTTTCTATTATTGGAGACCGCAATGTCCTTTGAGAAGATAAAAAGCCTATCTACCGAAGGAAGAGATGCACAATCAACAGCACTTAAGGAGCTTATAGACGCAGGGTATGTCAAGCGCAAAAAGCAGCGTTTTGATGGCAAATTCTCAGTTGTCTATGAATTCATACTTACTGAAAAACCGCTTACGGATAATCAGGAAGTTACTGAAAATCCGGAAGTAGTTCCCTCTCCCTCTGCACTCCCTCTCCCCAAAACAAAGAAAGAAAAGACTACTACAAGTAGTAGTCCAAAAGAAAGAAATAAAAGGTTCTCTCCTCCATCGCAACAGGACGTGTCCGAGTACATGGAGCAACGTGGTTGGAAGAGAAGCCAAGAGATGTCTTTCGCTTTCGTGGACTTTTACGATTCCAAGGGATGGATGGTGGGAAAGAACAGGATGAGGGACTGGAGGGCTGCGGTGCGAACATGGGAGAGAAATGAATCGGACGTGTCTAAACCGCTACCCCCAGCAGTTCAAAAGTTGTACAGTGTAGACTTCACCATGCAGTCAGAGGAGGTCGTCATCAAGGCGGCAGTGTTCTGCATTGAGAAAAGCGTTGCGCCTCCAAAGTCTTTGGTCAAGCGTTTCTTTAACAACCTCACCATGAAGCAGAAGTTGCAAAATGCGTGTGAGGCGAAGTCCATAACCAATAAAATGCTACCAGCAGTATGAAAGACGAAAGATTAATAGACTCAGACTACCACCTGGAAATGCTTGAAAAAAAGCGCAAGGGTAAACTGAAGCAGGGTCTTGGGATAGACATCCTTGACTTTGATAACCACATCCGACTAAAGAAAAATGAATTCACAGTTGTAAGTGGACACGCGAACGTAGGAAAGACCACAGTGGTCCTTTGGATTATGCTTGTTTACTCCGTGAAGCATGGAACAAAATGGCTGATTTACAGCTCTGAGAACAATGCGTGGTCTCTGATAGATAAATTGATTTCAATGAAGTTGATGGATAAGATTGACAATGTTCAGGATTTGGAGTATTACCACGCTAGAGACTTTGTCATGGCTCACTTTAAGTTTATCAATGATAAAAAGGCATATAGTGCTTACGAACTATTGGAAGTTGCAGAATCAATCTTGATTGAGGAAGTGTTTGATGGATTTCTTATAGACCCATACAATAGTCTTTCCAAGGACAAAAAAAAGCTTGGAGGAATAAGTGTTCACGACTATGACTATGAAGTCGCTACCGCCTTTAGATTGTTCTGCAAAAACAAAAACGTGTGCATATTTTTAAACGCACATGGAGTAAGTGAGGCTATGCGTAAGTTCCATTCAAAAGATGATGAATACATGGGATATTCCCTTGAGGGTCACCCAAGGCCATTAGCGATGGCGGACCTTGAAGGGGGTGCTAAGTGGGCGGCCCGATGCGACAACATGTGGTGCGTACACCGATACACAAGACATGAGCAGTTGTATAACCTTTCGCTCATACATGTAAATAAAGTAAAGGAAACGGAAAGCGGAGGTGCGCCGACCTTCTACAATGAGCCTATTAGACTAGACATGAACGCTGGCAATGTTTTTAAAGTGTCTGGTATGTATAACCCTTTAGATGATAAAACATTTGAAACACAACAAGTTATGTCTAACATTGATAGTATTTTTTGATGGATAGAGCACAAAAATTGATTTACTACGCTGAGATGATGAGAATATCAGAAGCGGAGAACTGGGTTTCCGAATGGGCTAAGAAAGCAAAAGGGGAATCTCAAGACAAGCTCCTAATGGTTTTAGGTATTTTGATAGACTGTGAGAGGAGTATCAGACACCTGATGGAGGAAAATGTAGTGTTAAAAAACAAAATAAACGAAGATGAACAGCGAATATTTCAGGCGCTTGAATCAGAAAGAAGCACAAGAGATGAGAATGAAAGACTTCATAAGAGCATTGAATCTCTTCTCTGAGTATACACGCGACAAGTTCGGCAAGGCCGAAGAACGTCCGTTTGTATTTGTTGGTGAAGTGATGCACACCGAAAGAGGGAGATTCCGCATAGAGCATTGGGATTTTGCCTTTAACGACAACATTCAAGAGATTGACTCTATCTACACTCTTGAAAACTATGCCACTGGTGGTAAGGTCAAAATTTGGCTTGATGACCTTAAGAAAAATTGGGACTTACACAAGATGGTATTTGTGAATTTTAAACCTTAAGTTTGTACTATCTAATTAAAACTTTATCATGGAAGTATACAAAAAGTTGGTTGTTGCCGCAGGCAATTACACAGTAAATGGACAAGAGAAGACCCGTTGGATTTCAATCGGACGTCTTCTAAAATCTCCTAAAGGAGTAAAACTCAAGATTGATACAATCCCGTTAGAATGGAATGGATGGGCTGAATTAGTAGACCCAGACCAAGAGGAAAAGGCACGCCCTGCAGTAAAGGCGAAGGCAGCTCCTGTTGATGATATGCCGTTCTAATGAAGCACGAGGAGTCTCGCTTGCAGCAGGCCTGCGTAAAGTGGTTTAGACTACAATATGCAGAATTCGCATCATGCCTCTTCGCCATACCAAATGGCGGTAGGCGAGACAAAATCACCGCGTCAATCATGAAAGGGGAAGGCGTACTCGCAGGAGTAGCCGACCTCTTTCTGATGCGGGCAAACTCAGAGTTTCACGGAATGTGGATTGAAATGAAGACTCCGAAGGGTAGGCAAAGTGACAGTCAAAAGTCTTTTGAACAAACCGCAAAACATCAAAACTATGAGTACAAAATCGCAAGGAATATGGAAGAATTCCAGTTCGCAATTAATGACTACCTTTGTAGAAACCCGAAATAATATGTCATATTATTCAAACATAGAAGTTCGGAAGCAGATTGATGAAGCCTTGCGGTTGAATGCTGTAATGTTCGCAAACTTAGGAACCGACTGTTCCAAGGGCGAAATAGAGAAAGCAAAAGTTCAAGAACGCAAGAATTTGAGAGAGGTGAAACACCTAGACCCTCAATTCATTGAGATGCTTTTGGTGGCTTGTGACTGATAATCAGGAACATAAGTCTCGCGGTCTGCCGAGAGGCGGAGAGGGAACCATTGGCCCTATCGGTAGCGACTTTACATTTCTTTATTGGGATGACCCAGGTGATAGTCAAGAACACGTAGACAATCAAAGTAATGATAACACCCCCTGAATTTTGGATTGAAAGACATCCATACATTGTCCTTTTCTCTAGTACGTTTTGCGACTGGATAGTCGTAGACCTAGACAACAATGTTGCTTTTCGCTCTGATTCAAAAAAAGAATGTCAAGACTGGGCACATGAAAAAACACACGAGGCTATATCTTGATGAGATGAACTACGATGAAACAGACTTCATACCATGTGAAGTGTGTAAATCTAAAGCCGTAGACATACACCACATAGAAGCTAGAGGCATGGGAGGCTCTAAAAAAGCTGATTACATTGAAAACTTAATGGCTCTCTGTAGAAAATGTCATGAAAGATGGGGCGATATAAAGCATCATAAAGACTTCCTACGAGATGTTCATGAGTTGAGAATGTATCAAAGAAGGCGCCTATAGCTTAATGGTTAAAGCAGCGGACTCATAATCCGTTGAGTGTAGGTTCAAGTCCTACTAGGCGCACTTGCCCCCGTAGCATAATGGATAATGCATCAGACTTCTAATCTGACGACTACAGGTTCAAGTCCTGTCGGGGGTACTAAATTTAATTTAAATGCCAACATACAAGAACAAAAAAGACGGTGCTATTCGCGTATTTAGCCGAACACGCACTTACATCAACAGCGACGGCACGAAAAGAGAGGTTGATGCGGTAACAGGAGAAGACATCACCGCAGACTGGGAGCTTGTCGTTGAGAAGTCTGACTACAAAAGTATAACAGCTAAGAAGAACCCAAACGATGGATACGGAACACGTTAAGACTTGTAACTCCTGCCACCGTGAGTTACCTGTAAGTCGGTTTAGCCCACAAAAAAAGAATGGTGTATTTGCCTACTACAAGGGTCGTTGCAAAGATTGCTATGTGATATATCGTAAGCAGCGAGCAGACAAAGGAACACCAGATGGGGTACGCAAGAAGGAGTCTAACCAATACTGGAAACACATATCATGGCTATGAGTTGGATGTTGGGAGGCGGTGGATTTAATGGATGATGGAAGCCGTCTCCCCCACTTAGTCAAAGTGTAAAATACTGCACCTTAACACGGAAAAGTTTAGAATTACGCAAGAATTTATACCAATAGTGCAATAATCGGCACAAAAATGAACTAAAATTGTGACAAAGTGTAAGATAAAAACACCACAAAGTGTAAAATAGAAACCTTTAACACCAAAGAGAAATGAAAACACCAATACAAGAGTTGATTGAGCAACTCAATGAAT